GGTTGATCTGACCCTCGAAGAGGAAGCGGCGTACCTCCGTCTCTGCCATCAGATGTATCGCCGGCACGGTCCGATCCCGAACTCCGAACGCCTGCTGTGCTCGTTGTGGCGATGCCATCAGAACAAGGCCCGCCCGCTTCTCCGGCGCCTCATCGACGCAGGCAAGATTCATCTGACACCCGACGGACATCTCACCAACACGCGGGTGACACACGAGCTAGACGATCGGGAGACGGTGTCGATACAGCGTGCACACGCCGGGCATATGGGAGGGGTACATAGCGGAGACGTTCGCCGTAACTCATTGAATGAAAACGGCACAGCCGAAGCAATTGCTTCAACCGATCGAAGCAGAGAAGAGGAGAGTAGAGAAGAGGAGAGTAGAGAAGAGGAGAAGAGAGAAGAGGAGAAGAGAGAAGAGCAGGAGTCTTTCTCGCTTCGCTCGGAAGCTCCCTCCGACCCGCCGGCGGCGGCCCCGTCCAAGCCGAAGGCAAAACGCGCTACCCGGCTGCCGGCTGACTGGAAGCCATCCGAGGCCGATTACGCGGCCGCGGAGGCGGAAGGCTTCACCCGGCAATACGCAGATCGCATCGCCAGCAATTTCCGAGATTACTGGCTCGCCCGATCAGGAGCGGGCGCAGCCAAGCTCGATTGGCCGGCCACCTGGAGAATCTGGGTGCGCCGGGAAGCCGCACGGCAACCTCCCTACCACGGAGCAAATCATGACGGACCAAGACCGCAACGCCGTAGTGCCACTGAAGGCTTCGATGCCCTCAGGGACGCAATCGATCGCGGATTCGATCTTCCGCCTCGACCAGTGTGACATCGTCGACCAGAAGGCGGGTTTGCCAGCCGTGGCCGAGTGCGAATCGATCGTCGCCTATCTGTCGCAGGATCGGCCGGCGGGTCTGGCCGCAGCGGAGAGAGCTGGCCGAGCAATCACTGGCCCGCATCCGCGCAACGACGTCGAAGATCCGGTGATGTACACGACCACGATCGCGGCGATCATGTCGGAATATCCGCAGGCGGTCCTGGATCGGATCGCCGATCCCCGCACCGGGATCATCCGCAGAATCAGGTTCTTGCCGCGGCCGGCGGAGATCGCCGAGTTCTGTGACGAGGAAGTGAAGCGGCGCCGCAACCTGATCGCCAAGGCTCAGCACGTCATCAGGATGCACGAGCAGCGACGGGTCGCCGCCGATAACGAAACACACCCAGCCATGACCGAGGAAGAGAAGGCCGCTCGCCGCGAGCAGGTTTCCCGTCTCCTCGGCCGCTTCGCCAAATCCCACTGAAAAAGGGCTCCCTACCATGGCATCAATGAACAAGGTCATGCTGATCGGCAATCTCGGCCAAGACCCCGAAATCAAGGCCCTCAACGACGGCACCAAGGTCGCCAATCTTTCGATCGCGACTTCCGAGCGGTGGCGCGACAAGCAGACCGGCGATCAGAGGGAAAAGACCGAGTGGCACCGGATCAACATCTGGGGCGACGGTCTTGTCGGCGTCATCGAGAAGTATCTCGCCAAGGGCGATCAGGTGATGGTCGTCGGCAAGCTCCAGACCCGCTCCTGGGAGGATCAGGACGGCAAGAAGCACTACGCCACCGAGGTCATCGTTTCCGGCTTCAAAGCCGAGCTGCAAATCCTGCGCTGCAAGGCCTGGGATCGCCACGGACGCGAGGACCACGGTGGGGGTGATGGAGGAGACTATGGCGACGGGAACGCCACCGGTGGCCGCGGCCGCGAGCCTGGTGCGACCGGAAAGCGCGAGGAGTTCGACGACGACATTCCGTTCTGAATCACCACAACACAAGAAGGGGAAACCCCATGTCTATCGAACCCACCATCGACACGAGCGACGAGCTCATTGACTTCGTCGGCCGGGCTCAGCCCGGCGACGTGTGCGTCTATCACCGCGGGCATCTCGCCTACGATGCCAGCCTTGAAGGCGCGCAGCACGACGGTGACCATCGGTCGTGCCTCACCAAGCTGTCGGGGATTGCTTATGCGCTCTACCGCAACGGCAGGGTCTTGCTGGTGCAGCGCCGGGACGGCGAAGAATTTGCTTACTTGGCTGTCCGCAGCTCTCGTTCCGTCGCGCTCGCCGGCGCGCCGATGATTCATCAAGTTCGGGAGGCTGCATGATGCAGGTCGATCATCGCGAGGTGATGCGAGATGCCTTGTTGGATGCAGCTTCCACGATCGTCGCACGCGAACAAGAACCAAAGCCTCCGGCGCTGGTGATGGCTGTTCTGACGGAGGCCATGGAGACATTGCGCCGGATGCCAGATCGGGAGGCTGCTTGGCTCTTTGGCCAGCGCTCGTTGTGGCCTGACATCGTGCACGACTATCAGGAGCGGCTTGAGGCCTATCAGGAGGATCTCAAGCGGTGGATGTCCGGCGAGGATTTGGCCGGAGAATTGCGGCGGCGGATGCCAGCCGGCCAAGCTCAGATCAAGCGGATGTATGTAGTGTTCGACGATTTTCCGCTGTTGATGGTTGGGCGGGAGAAGCGTCGGGACTACCGCATCCTATGTGGGCTCGCGAGTGGAAAGGGGTTCCGACGTGTTGCGTTGGAAGCAAGGTGCAGCAAGAGCGCCATCGAAAACTTCCGCGATCTGCAACTGACTGCGATCGCCAATAAGCTCCGCTATGTGATGCCGACAGAGTCTGATCTCGATCAGATGAAAAATCGACTTGAACTTAAGCGTCGAGCCGTCGAGGACGGTTACAAAGAAAAGTCTGGCAATATAGACGTTTTGGACGTAGCCTAAAGCTAAGTTTGGACGAATCTGGACGGGCCCCACGCGGGCCCGTTTCTATTTCAGGAAACACCATGTCATCGGAATGCGTCCGGCCGCCGCCGTTCGGCGGGCGGCTCGCTCGACCTATGGTTGATCCCAATGAAACCATGAGCGCGCGAAGAATCCTTGCCTGCCGGTGTGCACGGAAGCGTCCGACCAAAGTCCAGTCGCTGAGTTTTTCCCGCAAACATCTGATTGAGCACGTATATTGCGCAGCCTGCGGTGATAGGTGGTGGCGGCTCTGGCAATAATGGCTTGCGATTCAACCCGATTGCAGGCATCTTTCGTCCAACCTGGGACGCTCCACCGCAAGGTGCCTTGGCCATTTTCTGTGGTAGGGAGATCGAGCAGGGGCGGCGCTGGCAACGGTGCCGCCCCATTCGTTTCAGACGGACGCTATCGTCATGGCTTCGAGCCTGGCGATTCTCTTTTCCAACGGCGGATGGGTGTCGAACAGTTCGGCGATCCGGCCGTGGAAGGGTTGCACGATCCAGAGCGTCGCGAGGGTGAGTTGGCTGGGCGCGACGGCGTCGTGGGCCGGGACACCGGCGGCAAGGCGCCGCAGGGCCTCCGCAAGCCACTCCGGATGCCGGCATAGCTCGGCGCCGCGGCGGTCGGCGGCGTATTCGCGGCCTCGGCCTACGGCGAGGTGCAGCAGGATGGCCCCCAGGCCGGCGACGAGGCCGAACAGGATGAGCGTGAACCCGCCTTCCTTCCGGTTGAGGAACCCGATCAGGGTCAGAAAGCCGCCCAGTATGGCGATGGCGCCGGCGATGGTCGCCGCCACTGTCATCGTCATGGTGTCGCGGGCTCGGATGTGAGCGATCTCGTGCGCGGCGATCGCGGTGACCTGATTCCAGGTCAATTCCGAGATGGCGCCGCGCGTGAACACCAGGATGGCGTGACCAGGGCCGCGGCCGGCCGCAAAGGCGTTCCGGTGCCGGCTCTCGACGACATAGATCGGCGGCGCCGGGATGCCGGCGATCGTCGACAGATCGGCGACTGCCTTTTCGAGTCGGTCGTGGCCGGGCTCGAGCGGTCGCGCGTCGAAGGTGCCGATCGCGATCTCCGCGCCGCGCCACCATGTGTTGGCGTTGAAGAGGACGGCGAGGATGAGGGCAGCCACCCCACCGGTGGTGTCGCCGAATAGGAAGCCCAGGCCGACCAGGGCGGCGGTGAGGAGCGACAACAGGAATGTGGTTTTGAGGAAATTCATGATCGGTCTCCTGCCGGCTCAGCGTTGACTCGGAAGCACCCACAAGCAAAACGGTGCAACTCGTTCAAGGTGCCCGGTTCGAGATAGACGACATGGTCGCCGTCTTCGTGCGGTGCGCGCAGGCAAATCTGATAGCCGTCGAACGACGCGTAGAGGCCGTCTCCGAGATAGGTTCCGTTCGGCATGATCAACCTCCGGTGTTGATGCGCTCGCACAAGGAATCGATTTCGTCTGGGGTCAGCGCTTCGACCGTGCCGGCGACGTTCGCGATTGAATCCTCGCCATCGTATTTGGCATCGCTCTGGTACCCGATCCGCTGCCAGTAGCGCAGCGCGGCCAGGATGGTGGCGAGCTCACACTCGTCGGCGGCCAGGACGATCGGCTTGTTTTCCCGGTAGGCGGCGATGGCATTGGGCAGATAGACGCTATCGACCGTCGAATAGACGGTCTCTTCTTCGGTTGTCGCGTCGGTGACGCACTCGACTTCCTCGGTTCCGACGATCGGTGCCGCGCCGTCGTCGGCGATCTGGAAGTCGACATCGTCATCGTCGTTCAAGATCATGTCTTCGGCGGTCTCCGTAGCCTCTTCCGCCGTCTCGGCTTCGACGTCGAAATAGGCGACCAGATCGGTCAGCGCGGTGGCGCGGACGCGGAATGTCTTCATGGTGTGGCTCCTTGGGAAGCGGAGGCGGCGATCGCACGGGTGCGCTCGATCTTGCGTGCGTATTCCCTGCGGCGGTTGACGTGGCGCAGCGCGCCGGCGGCTGACGTGATCGCCAACCTGACGCGCTTGGCGGATTGCTTGGCATTGGCGCGCTTGAGCAAATCGCGGGCGCGACGGAGACAGTCGAGCGCCTTTCTGACGTCCTCGACGTCGCTGATGAGAGCTGGTTTTAGGCTGCGCATGGCGCATCTCGCTTGCTGCTGTGGTAGGGAGGATGGGCGCCGGCGGACCGGCGCCCGGTGAGTGTCAGGCGGCTTCGGCCACCATCGGCAGTGGATCGTTCGGCTCGGGCGGCGGTTCGATCACCGGCGGTTCCCCGGCCAGATCGCTGGCGTCATGGTCGGTCGCGGCGTTCGGCACTTCGACACGCGACAGTTCGCAGCACGGCCAAACGACATCGGCATGGTCGGTCTGCACCCAGGCCTTTTCCTCGATGCGGGCGACGACGGTGCCGACGGTGGCGCTGAAGTGGCGGACGGTATCGCCGGGCTGGAAATTCACATAGGCGATGCTCTCGAAATCTTCGAGCCGGACCATGAGCGGCTGGTAGTGGCCCTTCAGGTCGACCCAGACGAACTTATCTTCGGCCGGATCGAAGTCGTCGCGCACGGTCGCGCGCATGTTCAGGACATCGCCCTTCGCGGGCACGTAGTTGACGGGGAGAGGCATGGTTGATTCCTTCCGTGGTAGGGATGGGCAGGCTTAGAAATCCAAGGTCACCAGCACGGTGTTCACGCCAGTGCCGGATTCCTTGAATGTGTCGGGCGGCAGCTCTTCAATGACCCCGCCGTGATTTTCGACGAACCGCCGGAAATCGCAGGTTTCACGATCGCTGCGGAACGTCACGCCGGCGGACATGACCGCCACCAGCCGGCCGCCCGGCTTAACGAACTTGGTGGCGTGCATGACGTGGCGGACGTCGTCGCCCTTGGCGAAAGGGGGATTCATCAGCACCTTGTCGAAGAGTCCCAAGGTCGGCTGAAGCTCCAGGAAGTCAGCGCACATGACTGTGCCGGCAGATGGTTTTAGTCCGCCCGCCAGGGTCGGGTTGATCTCCACGGCGACGGTTTCGGCCGGTGGTGGCTCGCTGTGGTTGTGGCAGGCTCCGATCGCGGCGAGGATAGCGCCTGTCCCGGCTTCCGGCTCGAGCACGCGGTCGCCGGGCCGGATGTCGGCGATCTCGACCATGCGTTTGGCGAGTTCGGCCGGTGTCGGGAAGAGTTGGGGCACAGCCACCACCTTGACCCCGTTCTTGAGCGCGTCCCGCATGTCGTCGAAGGTGGTCCGCTGCGGCGCGGTGCGCACAGGGCGCGGCGTTTCCGGCGAGGGCGGGGGTGGCGGCAGATCGCAATCAGGCTTCTCCGGCTCCGGCTTCGGCGGGGCCACCCGCTTCATGTCGGTGATGAACACTCGCTGCTTCTGCCAGCAGTTGCCGGGGGCGGGCATCTGGCGGGCGCGGTGCTTGCCGACGGTCTCGGTCGCCGCGATCACCGCAACATAGGGGAAATCCGACCACTTGTTCCGACCGTTCCATTCGGCCTCGGTCATCTCGCGGAAGCCCTCGCCCGGGTAGTTGCAGAGCGGCGGCAGTGCGGTTGCTTTCTTGACCTTGGCGGCCTGCTCGGCCGTCGGCGGCCGATAGTCCTGGATCTGCTCGACACCGTATTTCCAGGTGCTCTGCCAGTGAACGATTTTCGGAGCGGTGGTGGTGACGCTGTTGACCGCGCCGTTCGACTTGTTGACCCGGAGGATGACCAGCCAGCCGTCGCGGCCAACGAGCACCTGGCCGCCCGGCTTGAGATCGAAGCGGGACGCCATGGCGTTGTCGCCCGTCGTTCCGAGCTGTTCGTTGAGCATCGCGCGTTCATAGGCCAGCCGGTTGTCATAGTGAGCAATCCAGCGGGCTTTGTAGGCGATCGTGCGCGGGAAGACGGTCTTGGCGTACTCGACGATCTCGGCGATCGTCCGTGAGGCGTACAGGGTCGGATAGTCGCCTTGCACCGCGTCAAGAGCGGTCGGCCCATGGTCCCAGTCGACGTGGTCGCCTTCCTTCTTGGGCAGTGTCAGGTAGCACATGCCCGCGATCCGCAGCGCGACCTGCTTCTGCAATTCAAGGTCCGTCTCGTTGCCGCACTCGGTCCAATAGTGAAGCCACATCTCGGACTCCTGCTTCACCTTGTCGGCCTTGCGGCGGTCGGATTCGAGCGTCTTGATCCGCCGGTGGCGGACGGCGGGGAGCTCCTTGTATTTGGCGGCGCTGATCGCGCCGGCGGCGCGGCCGGTCCAATAGCCGGCCTGCTCCCACATCTTCACGGCCTTGCGCATGCCGTTCTCGATGCGCTCGGCGTCCTTGCGGGCGCGTTTCTCGGAGTGGTGTCCGACCAGGATGGGCTGTCCCATGGGGATATTGTCGGCGATCGCGTCGACCGCGTTGCGAGCGCTTTCGGCGTCGGCCTTGCGGTGTTCGCTGTAGCTCTCGAACCGTTCGGCGCGTTCCTCGGCACGCTCGACGAGGCTCTTGTCTTCATCCTCGATCTCGCCAGCGAGTTCAGTCAGAAGATCAGCGCGGCCCGGCGCCCAGACGGCATAGAAGAGTTGCTGTTTCGGTGCCCAGGAAAACCCAGCCGCCTTCACGCGGGCATAGGTCTCGGCATCGAGGCGGGAGAAAGCGTAAAGCCGGAGCTTGTCGTCGTCGGGTGAGTAGGTGGCGGTGTAGCTGGCCATGGTCATGCCTCCACCGCGAGGGATCGGCATCCGACCACGCCGAGCTGGGATTCAAGGAAGTTGAGCACCTCAATGGCGACTGGCTCGCTGCTTCCATAGCAATCGTCAGCGATATCGGTGGCGATGTCCTCGGTGACGTCGCGCGACCAGCACTCGTGAGCGTTGAAAGCGACGATGCGGTCGATGCCCTCGACCTCGCGGCTCTTGATTGCTGCGATCAGAGCGTCCTTGGTTTCGTAGACGTCCTGTCCGGCGAGGTTCCGGCCTTGGAGCCGATAGCTCCAGTAAGCGACGTAGTGGGTGACGTCGGGCGTGTTCGGATTGAGTAGAATAGGGGTGGTGGTGGCCAGTGTGCCACGATGAAGCACTGTCATCGATCGTCTCCGTGGTAGGGAGAATTGCCTTCAATGTCAATAACTTAGTGTATAGCGCCGCGAAATGCAAGAAGAAAGCGCCGCTTTACTAAATAAAGTCGGCGCTTTGCTTAGGCTTACTCTGCCGCAGTAAATCTCCTGTGCAGTACATTTCCGGAAATACTCATCTTCGCGTCACCGCTCCGGATCAGGGCTTGATCGATATTCTCGGGGTCCTGTCCGACGACGGTCCAGACGACGCCTTGCGGGTCGGCTGACTCGGCACCGATGAAGGGTGCGACGTCGAGCGGCTCGAGGGGAGGCGGAGGAAGCCGGCGGAACACGCGCGGCAGTTTTGGATGTGCCCAGCCATGGCCCTCTTTCTCGAAGCCCAGTTCTGGCACGGCCAGTCCGAGCTGCTCTTCGAGCCATGCCGATACGAATCCGCGGTGGCAGAAATCGCCGGGTTTGACAGGGCTTTCGTAACAGACGAGCACCGGCACGCGGTCGCCGGCGAGCGCCATGATTTCCTCGACCACTTTTCCCGCGTCCAGCTCATTGAGTTGGGCGAGGTAGCGCGATCGATACTCTTCGACGGATACGCTGTTGAACCACGTCCCCGGCGCAAGCTTGCGGAAGATCCGATAGCCGGCCGGCTGGCCGCGTGGGACGCCGCGACTGATGCCGATTTTGATGTGGGTGGAGGTGTAATGGCCGAACCACCAGCCGGTCAGGATGGTGGCATTGCAAGCCTCTGGGCGGTCTAGATCGAGTTCGCGTTGCATCATGTCAGGCGACCTTGTCGAGTACGATTTCTGCTTGGGCGGCGGCGCTGCGAAGCTCGCTCTCCATGATCTGGATTGACCGGCGCAGCGCCAACAGTTGATCAGCCATGAGCCGAGCCCGATCTGGGCTCACTTTGGTGGCAACGACGCATTCACCGTTGCGCCAGCCGTGCGCCACCATGGCGACGACGCTTTCGATCTTCTTCTCCATTCGGGAGATGGTCCGGACGTCCTCTTCGGAGGCGCGTGGAGCGTTCTCGCCGAAGATGTCGGCCTGGGTCTTCTCGCCGAGGACCGTGTCCACGGCGGTGCGGATTGCTCTGAAGCCGACGAGTTGACCACGCGCGACCATTTGAACCAGCTTGGTTTGCTGGGCATGCTCTTTTACGCGGGAGATTTCGGAGGCCGCTTCCTGCGAGAGATGGCCGCCCTCGTAGAGCTTGAGAAGAGACGGCTCGAGATCGAGCAGCCGCAAACGCTCTTCGATGCGGAAGGCCTGGCGGCCGAGCCGCTCGGCCAGGCTCTCGATCGAAACGCCGTCGTCGATCAGCTCCTTGAATTTGCGAGCCTCGTCGAGCGGCCGCACATCGGCACGCTGGTTGTTCTCGATGATTTGCGCAATGGCAATGTCGGTGGCGTTCTTGCCCTCGACCACCTGAGCGCGGATGTCTGTGGCGTTCAGGAGCTTATGGGCGCGCCAGCGGCGCTCTCCGGCGATGATGGTGAACCGGCAAGCCTTGCGGTTTCGCGGCAGATGCTCGCCGCTGGACGGGCGCACCGTGATGGGTTGGATCAGGCCTTCCCGCTCGATAGAGGCCGCCAAGTCCTTCAACTCGGCTGCATCGAACGTCTTGCGCGGCTGGTTGGGGTCTGGGTCGATTAAATCCAGTTTGATCGAGCGCGTATAGGGCTCGCAGGTCTTTGCAGTCATCACTTGGCTCCGTGGTAGGGAGAACACGGAGAATATTAGCATAAGCGCCTCGGAATACAACAATAATGAGCGCAATACTCGCGGAATAGGGTGCCAATATGCAGTTCCGAAATGTATTCGGCTCGATGCCGACCGATTTAATTCGGTCTATTCTTCGCATTGCCGAGCCTCAGAAGTGGCCGGAAGTCTTCGTTGTGTGCTCGGAGTCGTTTCGCCTGGAGCGGTGCCTTTTGGCGCTCCACCCTGGTGTGGCGGTGCACTCGAATGACGTCTCGCTGTTGTCGACGGCGGTCGCCAAGTATGCGCTCGGCGAGGAGCTGGACTTTCACTTCAAGGACGAGCTCTCGTTTCTTGAAGATGTGGGGCTTGCCGACTATGGCGAGCGCGTCGCGGCCGTGATCGTCGCGGCCACGATGGGCACCTATGCCTCCGGCCGTCCGAACCCGACCAAGGCTGCGCACCTGGCTCACTACCGGCGCAATTTTTTGGAGTACGTGCGGGCGACGCGTGGCAAGCTCGACAGCGTGCGCGAGGAGCTGCCGATCGCGTCCTACTATGCGGGCGACTGGCTCGACCATATGGAGGAGGCGATTCGCCGCGGCGCCGGTGTGATCGGCTATCCGCCGACCGCCAAGAGCAACCCGGCCAACTCGTTTGCCTTCGTCCACGCCAATGTGGACTGGCAGGCGCCGCACTTCCGGATCTTCGATCCAAAGGACATTCCGCAGGTGCTCAACCGGCTTGATTCCGGCGGAGTGCCGTATCTGCTCTGCGCCGAGCGGGGAATCGACGGCCGGCAACCGGTCATTGAGTCCAACCCCAAGGGCAAGGCGACCATATATGGATATTCGAGCGGGACGCGCTCCGGCTATCTGGACGCATCGACCGGCTTCGAGCCGTTCGCCTACGAGCCTCTCGATCTGACGAGGCTTACAGAGAACTCGGTGTGCCGAATCATTCCGTCGAGCACGTACCGGCTCAACTTCCTGCGACATGTCTACCTGAAAAAGTCCATCGCATTCGCCCAGGGCGACGCGCACCTTCTCGTCTATCTCGACGACATGCTCGCCGGCGGCATCGTGTACCGCCTGGGTCGTGAGGCATTTTCGCCGGTGGAACTGCTTTCGGATTTCGCGACCACGCGACAAGGCCGTGTTGCCAAACTGATTGCGCGGCTGGCGACGACGCGCGCGGCGGTCTCCGTCATAGAGCGTCGATTCGTCGACCGTTACCAACGTCTGACGACGCAAGCGTTCTCCGATCACCCGGTGGCGATGAAATACCGGGGATCATGGGAGGTGACTAAACGAGTCGAGGACGATCGCCAGGGGGCAAAGTACGTCCTGACTTACGAATCCGAGGTGAGGGATGAAGACCCACAAAGAACCTACGCACACTGGTGGAAGCGAGACGGCGCCCGGCAAGTGGCCGAAGCTCGAAACCGAAATCAGGAAGGTCGATCCGCGGACGCTGGTGCGGCGTGAGGTTAACGCCCGGTTCATGGAACCGGATCAGTTCGCGCGCCTCGTCGACAATTTCTCGACCGACGGGAAGATGACCGGCACGGTCACGACTTGCTGGCTCACAGACGGAAGCGACGGCAAGCTGGAAATTCTTTCCGGTCATCACCGCACAGAGGCAGCCATCGCAGCCGGCTTCACGGAAATCGAGGTGGTCCATATCACGACGGTGCTTGACGAAGAGCGCAAGACGGCGATCCAGCTCTCGCACAACTCGATCTCCGGCACCGACAATCCTTCGATCCTGGCCAAAATGTACGAGTCTCTCGACCTCGACGCCAAGAAGTTCTCCGGCCTGACCGACGACATTCTCAGCGACCTGGACAAAATCCAGGTGTCGGCGCTTGCAGCCGCGAACGTCAACTACGAGCAGCTCGCCATCATGTTCCTGCCCGAAGACCTGGAGGCCTTCGACAAGCGGGTCGAAGATTTTTCGGCGCGGAAGAACAAAGCGGCGGAGGTGTGGGCAGCTCGTCACGCGGATTTTGACCGGATCTTTGACGCGGTGGTGCGCGTGAAACACAAGCTCCAGATCGTCAACTCTGCTCTGGCGTTGGTCACGATGGCGGAGCTGGCGCACGAGCGTCTGGATGAGATCGAGCACGAGGCCGAGTTGCCGCTTCAAGAGGCCGCCTGATCAGACGGCCTCGCCGGATCGGGTGGGTAGGCCGTTCACTCGACTTCGCTGGAATGGATCGTGCAGCCGGGCAAGGTGCCCGGGTCCATCAGGATGATGACGGCATCGAAGACCGCTCCATCCCGGACGAACTCACGCGCAGTCTCCATGGTTGGTGTCAGGCCTTCCTGGACGGCGCGCTCGCGCGCCGCCTGGACCAGAGCCTTTGGGTCGTCAATGTCAAAGTACGTGGTGAAGGTGAAGGGAATCACGCGGGGCATGAATCCCTCCATTCGTGTTTGCGGCGGATGGCGTCACGGCGTTTGGCGCGACGCTGGCGGCCGCTATCGGACTTGTTGAATGGCTGCTTGTGTTTTGCCCAAAAGCGGTGATCGAGCATGATGCGGAACTGGTCGGCCCACGCTCTTTGCCAGAAGTGGCCGCGATTCCATCGGAGAGACCAATAGCATTTACACGCTGAGATGCTCATGGATTGCTCCACTAGAAGGAGAAGTCGTAATATTTGTCGCGCTCGCCGATGCGCAGGCCGTAGCCCTCACAGGACGCCCATCGGCCGCTGTCGTTCTGGTGCACCTCCTGCCACATGCCGTTCTTGCCGCGTCGGAAGGTGGTCTTGCGGGCCTTCTGGTTCGGCGTGAACTCGTAGGTCTGGCTCTCGCTCAGACCATTCTTGTCGATGCGCTTGGCATCGTCTTCCTGGACGGTGATGTAGACGGTGTGCTTGGTGGCTCGCACCTCGACGATGGTCGCGGGATAGCGATCCGTCCACGCAAGCAGGGTCGCCCCCATGCCGATTTTCGGATCAGGTTGGCCGCGCACAGCGCGCGACATGACGTGATTGGTGACGCTGGCGGTCTCGGTGCCGAGTCTCATGATGTAGCTCCGTGGTAGGGATGATCGGGGGAATAGGTTAGCCGGCGCCGATTGCGAGATATGATCCGCCGTGGTTGCCGACGGGTCGGCCGAAATTGGCGCGGTCGCCTGCGGCCATACCGCGTATGAAGGAGTCGGTGTCGGCGTTGACGTGGCGCGAGCGGCTCTTGCTCAGGTGGATGCCGAGCGCCTTCCAGGCGGTCTCGACCAGGGCATTCTTTTTGACGACCAGGGCGCGACCGTTGGAGCCGGTGGTGGTCTGGCGGGCGCGGGTCGCTTCGTCCATGCGCTGGCAGATGCGCGACACGCAGCCGAGAATGAATGATTTGCGGTGGCGCTCGCGCTCGAAGCCGTTGAGCGGCATGCCGAACATATCGGTCTTGCCGACCTTGGCCTTGCCCATCTCGGCGAGGAACTGAAGCGATTGCCGGCGGATGTACTTCTCCATGGTGTCGAGAAGCCACGTTGCGAAGATCGCGTCCGACTCGAGGCCCAGGAAGGTGATTCGGTCGTTGCGTTCGCCCCACGCCTTGCAGTCGCAGAACTTCGCGACCGAGCCGCACAGGCCCAGGCCGAACCGGATGCCGTCGGGGTCGTTCCGGTGAGTGCGTTCTTGGACGACCTTCTCGCCGCCGAAGGCAAGGTCGGTGTCGGTAATGTCGTGGGCGTCCATGATGTCGCGCGCCTTGTCGAGCGCGGTCATGGCTTCCGCTTCGGTGCAGCCGTTCTCGACTGTCTTGGCGAGGAGCGCCTTGATGCGCTCCAAAATCTTCTGACGGGGTGTCATCGCAAAGCTCCGTGGTAGGGAAAAGCCTTAACGATCAATATCTTAGCATAGCGGGCGAGAGTGTCAAGGTAAGTCATTGACGCTGCTCACCTATTTCACTCAGATCAGCTTGTCTTCATCGTCGTCCTCCTTGTCCCAAACCGTTCCCTGATGATCCTTGTCGTCCGCAGGCACGATCACGGGTGTGATCCCCTGGAGCCGGAGGCGCTCCATCTCGGTTTCGTCCTTCGCCATCTCGTCGGTGACGATCCGTTCGATGCGCGAGGGCTTGAAGATCCGGAAGATGGCCGGCGTCTTGATCGTGCCGCCGGTCAGGTCTTCGGCCGGCTCCTCGATGACGTGCGGGTGGGCAAGGAAGACCCAGTGCTCGCCGACCTTGAAGCCGCGAGGCACCGCGGCGATGCGCCGGCTGATGCCTTGGGCGTTGGACTCGGCCGCGAACTCTTCGACGGTCGGGTAAAACTCTTCGCCGATCCACAGCAGACCGACCTTCGCGCCAAGCCGCGCCGGGTTAGAGGCAGGGCACCATGAAGCCTGCAAGTCGGGGGCGGAGCACGGCTGGCCGATCCACGGCTGCGGGTCGATCCAGGTCCAGCCGCGCGCTTGCTTGATGCCGGCGCCGCAGCACGGGCAGATCTTGAGGGGGATCGGGAGCTTGCAGCAGGGCATCCACATGCCGGGATCGGCAACGATGTAGGTGCCACCGATTTTCCGGTATCCGCATTTGCGTTTGGCTTCGACAGCCATTGTTTCTCTCCGTGGTAGGGAGGTTTTAACGAGCAGACTTTTCGAGGATGGCGGCGAGCGCCGTCTTGAGAACGGCAGACAGTTCGTCGTCGCTGACGTTGCCAATCTCAATTGACCATTCGCGGGCGAGCCAGCGCACCCCGTCGAGAACGTGTTTTCGCGCTTCTGCCGCCCGTTCTTCTGCCGCGGCGTTGCGCTTCTGGCACTCGGCTTTGCGGGCGGCCGCGATCAGATTGCCGGCGATGCAGGCGTGACGCGCGGCCAACACCATGGTGGTATTCGCCCTGCAATTGATCGAGAGATTGCGGGCTCTGTAGTAGCCTTCGCTGTGCTGCGGCGTGCCGAGAGGCGGGTTCTTATAGACGACTTCGTCATTGGGAAGATAATCGACCGGGTCATTTGACCAGTAGTGCCAGCGAGCGCCTTTGGCATTCCAGCCGACAGCAAAGTGCGGCGCGGGGTCTTTCGGGTCGCCCGAGAGGCTCACCTGGACGTCGGAAATCTTCGTCTTCATCGATCGGCTCCGTGGTAGGGAGGTTCACTGCTGGTTCGTGTCGGCGCGGAAGACGCCGACATAGGCGCTGGCGCAACCGGAGAGGCCGGTGCCGGAGCCGGTGATCTTGGCGTAGGCCGGAAACCATCGGCTCTCTTCGTGCAGGCCGATCTGCTTTTGGACGCGGGATTTACCGGAGTAGCCGGCCACAGGAACCCAGCGGCGGCTGTGCTTGGCCTCGAGCTCGGCCGGCAGCTTCCACCGCTCCACGGTGGTCCAGTCCGCGAACTGGTTGGTGAAGGTGTAGATGCGATCGGCGACGACGTTGCCGTCGGCGTCGCACAGGACCGGGAACTGCGCATAGCCGCCGTCGCGCAACAGGTCGGCCTGATGCCGCTTGAGATCCGCGGTGATTCCGTCGGCCCATTGGGACAGGAAGCCGTCGGTGTCGCAACGATCGAAGGAGTCCGCGGCGCTTTGAATGTTGCAGCGGGCGGAAGCTTCGAGCTCCTCGATTTCTGCGAGTTGGGCAGGCGTCGGCGCCGGATGCTCGCGCAGGCAACCCGAGAGGGTGCTGATGGTCGTCATTTAAGTCTCCGTGGTAGGGAGCGGCTTTAATATCAGTAACTTAGCACTATATCGTGCGGTCATACAGAGAAAAGTGAGGCATAATATTCCAAATTACGTGGAATACTATGAAAGCTCATAGTAATCGCGGCACCTGCCGAGTTGGCGATTGACGCGACGCGCGAGAGACCGTGCTTTCAGCTTCGCCTTGTCGTGCGAACCTGGCACGTCTGGGTCGAAAGCGAACTTGGCGATGACATCGAAGGCGTCGAGCATGCAGCGCTCGACCTTGATGCCAGTCGACCGGCCGAATGCGTCTCGACCGAAAGGGCGGGCCTGATACTGGTTGATCATGGTCACCTCCTCACCGTCCAAGAATCGCGCCCCAGAGCGCGAGCATGGAAATGAAAAGGGCAACAGCGATCAGGGCGAGCGGATCGCTCGCCTCGCGGTTCCAGACAGCCATGACGTGTCTCCGTGGTAGGGAGTCGGTGGGATCGTCCACCCCAGAGCGTCGGGCCTGCCGGCGCTCCGGTGCTGGACCAATCAGGCGGCGTGGTCGAACGCCTCACGGGTGCGGCCGTGGTGAGCGGCAGCGGCCGCCTTTTCCTCCGCCTCGACTTGCCGGCGCAGCTCGGCCGTCGCCGGGTCCTCGGTCTTTGCCGGCCCTTTGAACAGGGGAGTCACTGTGGGCGGGTTCTTGAGCCAAGCGGCGGCGCGATCGGCCGCGGAGATTCGCAGGAAGTCGGGAATATCAGGGAAGTCAGGCATGGATGAATCCTCGTGGTAGGGAGGGGTTACTTGGGAAAGGCGCAGCCCATGACTTTGGGCAGATCGTAGCGCTCGGCGCATTTGCGGGTGATCCACCAATGTGGGCCGACCTTGCGCAGCAAGTCGCTCTTGACCATTCCGTCGATGTAGGACTGGCGGACGAACTCGAGTCCGTCGCGAAGGTCCTCGACCACGCGCAGGCCGATCAGCCACGCGCGCACGTCGTCGTTGGTGACGCAATCGATGTGCGTGTTTCCGCTCCACAGGCGGATCTTGCGGCCCTCGTCATCGAACTCGAACTGGGGGCCGAGCATTTTGATGCGGGCCCACTGGAGGGCCAGGGCGTAACGGGGATCGCTGGCGGCGGCGGCGGCGCGTTCTGATTTGCGGATGTACATAGCTCGCCTCCCTCACGCGGCGAGCCGGGCGATCGGGCGCGCCCTCAAGAGGCGGCGCTTTTCGTCGAGCAGCGAATCCCACTCACCGTACAGCTTCTTGACGTAGGGGTGATCGAGCGCCTCGTCGCGGTAGAGCGCCAACGTCGTGGCGATGTCGCGCAGCGCGTAATCGATCTGGTACAGCCGAATGGCCGGGGTGATTTTACTGGTGGTCATCTCTTAGCTCCGTGGTAGGGAGGAACAAGAGATTAGTATCATAAGTACCTGATATTGCACGAGAAAAGCGCGACATGATCTTGCGTCTTTCATGCCGCGCTTCGTGAGATCAGGCGGCGAGCGCTTCTTCGATCACCTCGACCTTCTGGGCGTTGAGGAACACCTTGCGGCCGTCGCGATCGAGCTGGACGCCGCAGCGCATGCCGTCGCGCGGATCACCATAGACGGCGTGCAGGTCGCGACCGATCGACCGCTGCATCGGCGTGAGATAGCGGGAGCCGTATCGGTTGGCGAAGGTGTTGGCGCCGAACCAGAACACGGTGCCGGTCTCGCCGGCGTCGACCTTGGCCTTGCCGCGGACGGCGGCAGTGATGCGCACGCGCCGGCCCGTCGACGGTGTCATCGCCTCGCGCTTGCGGGCGTGCTCGCGGGCGTCGGCCTCCTGCTGGCGCAGATAGGCGTCGTAGGCGGCCTTGACATCCTCGGTGGCGTCGGGGTGCGAGCCGTAGCAGGGATAAGACCAGCCGCGCGTCGACGCGAAGCAGAACGACTCCGGGGCCTGCTTCTCCGGATTCCATACGGTCATGTAGAAGTCGCTGTCGTCGTACCCGTTGTGCTCGCGCTCGAACAGGCAAAGGCCGATGTGGCTCTCAAAGGTCCAGTAGGGGCAAGGGCCGATCGTTTGGGGATCGACATCGCCAGCGGCGACGTGGTCGTGGCCTTTGACGTTGGCGGCGTTCGCCGGCAAATCCGCTAGCCTGTTCGCCATGTGAACGATGGGCATTTTCAGCTCCGTGGTAGGGAAAGCTCTGAAACATCAATAACTTATCACAACTTCGCCGCATTTCAAGTGTTAAGTCCTTGAACGCGCAAAGAAAAAGCCCGCCGGAGAGGGCGGGCTCAAGCAGAAAAGGACGGGAGGCTGTCAGTGCATTCTTATCAAGAAGCCGAGAATCGTCGTCACGGCCGTACAGCCGACGAGCAGCATTCCGCCGATTTGCAGTCTGGTCACCAAGCCTTGCCGATCGATCTTGGCGTCGAGCAGTTGCACGGCGGTGGACAGATCGGACTTGGTCACCAGCTCGGTCATGATGAACTCGCGCGCGGCTTCGGCGTGAGCCTCGGCCTGCTTTTGGGGGATGCCGGCATCCCGGAGGCGCTTAGCATAGCCCAACGTGTCGAAAGCGAAAGCCATCTGCCCCTCCCTCTATGCGGCCGCGCGGGCGTGCCAGTCGTCGTTCATCCAGACGACGCTGCCGCCCGTCTGCGCGTGGCACAGGGACATGGTGGTGGTGCCGAACTCTCGCGCCTCGATCCCGATGGTGCAGCCGCGATTGCGGCGGGCGATCGCCAAGGCGGCATCGCCGGCCTTCATCTCGACGGAAAAGGCCGTCTCGATCTCGGCGGTCTTGAACAGCCTGACCACCTCGGTGGCGTGCGGTCCGATGAACTTGGCAAGCCAAAGTCTGCGGCCGCGGCGCAGGACGATACGGTTCTCGGTCATTCTCATCTCCGTGGTAGGGGCGGTGGATCGTCCACCTTGAGGCGCCGGGCCCGCCGGCGCCTGGGGGTAGACCAATCAGGACCGGGATGGCTCGGTCTGGGAGACGTGGAACACAGTGGTGGTCTTCGGCCTCCGGAACGACGAGACCGACTGCTCGCCGGCCTCGGCCGGATCGCGCTTGGTCATCTCGATCCAGGTGACGACCTTGACGCCGTGCTCGCCCTTCTTGACCGAGCGGCCGAGTGCCTTCCAGGCGTTGAACGTCAGGACGTTCTCTCGCGGCTTGATGTCGTCGGTCGGGATGCCGCGGGCGGCAAAGCCCTCGAAGATCGCCGGGAAGTTGGCGAACGAATTGCCGGTGGTGGCGCGGGTGAGCGCCTCGGCTGCGTACATGGACATCGAAAGCTCCGTGGTAGGGAGAAGTGGTGGTCATCCACCTCGGAGGGTCGGTCCTGCCGGCCCTCGAAGGTAGATCAACCGACGCGGATGATGGTCACCTGGAAGCGTGCACCGATCGGGTCGGTGACCTCGACGACCAGTCCGGCGTCGTCGGTAAGGATGCCGGCCTCTTCGTAGGTCGCCACCTCGGCCGGCGAGCCGAACTGGTCTTCGCACTGGCGAATGATGGCGTCTGACAGGAGTTGCTGAAATTGGGTGGTTTGAAGGTCAGTCATTGATAAATCCCCCTTTGATTTCAATAACTTAGCACCTATTCACTCTTAGGCAATAGGTAAGTGATTGATTTCTCGAAGAATTTTCCGCCCGACGCTTTCGACGCTCACGCGCACGCGCGCGAGGCTCTTAAGCGCGGCGCGTTGGTTGCCATCGCAAATGGCGAGCTGGCGAAGGAGGGGGCTCTAAACACCCGAGAATTGGCGCTGCGCGTTGTGCGCGCGAAGGGCTTGGACGAATGCGATAAAGTGCTCCGTCACGGTATTATGGCGCAAGCGCCACAAACGCGCCGATTGACCCTCCCCATCTATTTCCCAGCCGTCTGGCAAAGACGGTATTGACTAACCCGTCGCAAGGTCATGCAATGATCCCCATATAATTCGGGGGGTTGGTCATGATTGAGAATTGCGGCACAGAAGCGAGGACACCATGGCAAGCAGCAAGAGAACCGAGGCCGACTCCTCCGCCACCTCCGCCGCCTCCCAGGCCGCCGACGCCTCCCAGGCCGCCGACGCCGGGCGATGGGACGAGGGGCAATCCTCCCCCGATCAGACCCAGATGAATGAGATTCAACGGCTTCGATTTGAGGCCACGATCAACGGGCGTTATCACACGGCACGACAGGGCTGGTACGAGTCCATGCACCGATGGTCCATGTTTGTGGTGGTCATCGGTGGCACTACTGCCGTAGCTGAGGCTGTGGGGACCGGGCGATCCTATTCATGGCTGATAGCTCTCGTCCCGACAATAGCGGGGACAATCGATCTTGTTTTCGACCTTGCCGGCAAGTCGGCGCAACATGCGCGCCTCCAAGAACGTAGCTATGATATTGTTTCAGATATCGAACAGTCGACGGATAGCCCTGAAATTATTTGCAAGCGTGGTTGGGCGGCAATAGCGCGCATTTGTGCCCAAGAAACGAAAACGATGCGTGTCGTGCATGCGTTGGCTTACAACGACACCAAGGAGGGCTCGGAGAACGATGTTCAGGACGATTTGCTTATGTTCCCGTGGTGGGCGCGCTTGACGAGGCATATGTGGTCATATGACGGTTTGCGCATTCAGCGGGCGAAAGACGCGCGGGCGACAACTTAAATATCCTCCAGTGTGACCGCCTCGCATCCGATTGCGACTAGTTCCTCTGCACCGAGATTTTGACCGGTTCAGCTTTCGGCAGGTTTCTCAACTGGCGTCAGGTTCCTCGCGAGGAGAAGCCACGCTTGCGCGGCAGCTATCAGCTTCCGCTTGTGGCGAGGATCACTCTCGGCTTGCTGTAGTTTTTGCGCCGCGCGTTTCTGGCACTCGTCTGTACTGTACATTGGACCTTCGCACATGACCCACTCCCGAGAAGAATTTGCGGCGCTTTAATTGAACGCATTTCAACACCGCGCTGTGCAATTTGGGACACCGCCCCGGAATCAGGACAACGCCCCGCGCGGCCCTCAGGGAACCGATCGGAAAGGGGCTCAACCAGTCAAAATCACTGTGTCAAGGAACTAGGGCGGCGAGGAAAAAATGAGCCGGCACCGTCGCCCGCGAAAGCTTGCTGGCGATGCTGGCCTTGGTCTCGTTGAACCCGTGTTCCTTCATCCGTTCGGCTAAATCTTCGTAGGTCAAGGATGCTCGTTTACCCGGCCCAATTTCGGCAGACGCCGGGGGGCGAGCGTCTTCCCCACGCTTTCGGTGGCGGGCGTAGGCTATCGGGTGGGGTGGTTGGTAACGGGACGAAATTTACACAACCGGCGAGCCTTTACGGGGCGGAATTTTCTTCCACCGGATCTCTCACCGGAGAAGGGATTCCGACCGCTGAACTCAGCCGGGCGGGCTCGCAGACTTGGGAGGCTTGAGGCGCCTATGGCCCTTGAGTTCGACTTGTGGCGGCGGTGGATTGGGAGATTCGTAGAATTGCCGCGCTTCCAACACCAGAAGCCGCTTTTGCAGGCTTTCGATCTGTCGCATCAGCTCGGGAACGGCGCTGTTTGAGTTTGCTCCCTCGAGCCGAGCGACACGCTCAGAAACTCGCGCAATGTCGCCACTCAGATCCTTCACGTCAGTGGCGATCTTGGCCACACGCTCGAACAGAGTGGCAAACTTGACGTGCGCGTCAGATAGCTTGCTGAACACGTCACTGATGCCCATTTTTCGGCTCCAGTACCTGGGCAATCCTCGCTCGGTTGCGGGCAATCGCAGCGCTTGCGTCGTCAATCTTCGCAACGGCTTTATCGGCGGCAGTAATAGCTGTGTCGATTGACTGGAGTACGTGCCTTTGGCGCGCCGCATTAGCAAGCGCCGCAGCTATACCTTGGGAGCGTTGGGCTTCCTTTTTCCCGATGACACCAGTGTAGTTAACTGAATACGATTCCGGCAGCGGCAACGAAGCCCAACTCTTCAGGGTCTGAAGCTCCTGTTCGGTTAACGTAATATCAAGCATAGGGAACGGCTTTCTCTTTCCCTTCTCGGAGGTCTGCACAGGGCGGAGCGCCGCCGGTCCTAGCCTCGTCATGCCGGTTTTAGATTTGCCGCTTCTTCCACCTGTTGTTGATTGCTTCATGTGACTGACCCCTCCAAAGAGCGTGCTGGGAAGATATAGCATGGCAGTACCGCATACACTCAAGCGGTGAGCTGCATTTTCACGTGGATCGCTATATATCGCTGGTTGCATCATTTGGCCGAGTGCCCGATTTCCCGGGGCTGATACCGACCGCAAGTAGAAACAAGGACAATGTCATGGGGGATACAAGCACAGCGCTGGCGGCGATGGCCGCGCGCCGGCCGTCGAAAGAGCGCATCATCGAGACGCTGCGGGAGAAGGCGGGGATTGTCGCCGCCGCGGCGCGAACGCTCGGAGTGCATCGCTCGACGCTCTACAATTGGATGGAGGAGGACAAGAGCGGCGACATTGCCGCGGCCACGAAAGACATCCGGGAGGAAGTCACCGATCTCGCGGAAGGCAAGCTCTTCGAGAACATCGAGAAGGGCCGATCCGAAGACATCCGCTTCTATCTGCGGTGCTTCGGCGGCCCCCGCGGCTACAAGGAGGTGACACGCATCGAAGGTCGAGACGGTGGCCCGATCGAGATGGAACACACATTCGATCCGCGGCCGGAGTCCTTGCGCAATGCCAACCTGGAAAATCTGAGCTGGGAGGATCTGCAAGACTATCGGCGACTGCGCCAGAAAATGAACGTGCCGCTGGTCGAGGGACCGGCGACGGAGGTGAAAGCCGAACCGGCGCCGGCCAAGTGAGTCTAGGGGCAACTCGCCTCAATTAGGGACAAATCGGCCGGCGGACTTACGCGCGCATGCGCGAGGCCGCATCGTGGCGGGACATCGATTCCCTACCACGGAGCCCACAATGTTTTCCAAAGAGACGATCCAAAAGCTCTCCCAGGCCGCGATTGACAATGTCGACGTTATGATCAGCATCCTGGGCAACGCGAAGGAGCTCAGCACCGCCGAAAAGCTGGCGCTGCTCACCGAGCTGACCGCGTTAAAGTCGGCGATGGGCGAGTACCAGCATGCCAAGACCGACGGACAGGAGCCGGCCGAGGCCGTTTCGGCGCCGGTGAGCGGGCAGACCAGCGAGGACGTCGTCGACGCGCAGGACTCGCGCCTTCTGTTCGATCGCGATGACGTGTATGACGCCATCGACTCGGAACGCGACTACCAGGAGCAAGGCAAGGGCAACTCCAAGCGCGATCCCGATCTTCCGCCGCCCAGTCTCGGCGACTTCATCTGCATCATGGAGGAATGCCTCTCCGATGCCCGCACGGCCTATTACCGGCCGCGGCAGTACTGGGGGCACGGCCATTCGCCGCTCGACTACATCCGCAAGACCTGCGCCACCGGCGTCCAGTGCATGGAGCAGCACGGAGCACCGGCCCGCATGTAATCGCGGACTTCACCTGTTGGGCGCTGGCGTGAGCTGGCGCCCTTTCAGGAAGGGGAAAGTCGGTGGCCGAGACTTCGTGCTTGAAGCGTGACGCATCGATCTTGCTGCAATTGCGTGAGTTGGCGCGGGCGCAGCCCGACCAGCTTGTGCGCAATTCGCTGCAACGGACCGCTGACGATCTCCAGAGCGCAATTGCGCAGTTCGGCTCACTGCCGACGCCCGACAATCTCGCAACGGTCAACGGCCTGTATGCGCGGGCTGTGTTCTTGCTCGGCATGCACAACACGCCGCGGACCGGCGGGAATGGCGCAGGCTTGCGTGAGGGCGCCCGGCTGGCCGCATGAGGTTCACATGATCGAGATCGTCGGCCTCTGCTTCTGTTCGTACATGTCCTTGTGGTCGTTGGCTCGCTCATTGCGCGCCGGCGATGGCGTCGCATTCCTGTCAGCCCCGCTGTGGGCTCTCGCTGCATCCCAGTTCTGTACCTGCATCTGAAGCCTCCCTACCACGGAGAAATGACATGCCTTTCTCGAAAGAAACGACGAGCGCCATGGTGAAGGCGCAGCTCGATGCCTTCGACAAGATGGTCGAAGTGATCAAGGCGGATACCCAGTCCACCGAAGTCGAGCGCTCGGCCATGACAGCCGAGGTGCTGGACGCCAAGACGCACATCGCGGCCGAAGAAGACCACATCAATGAGGAGCTGCCGGCGGTCGTCGCGGCGCATGCCATGTCCGGAGGCTGATCGATGGCGCTCCTGCAATTCGTCGGTGGCAGCTATGACGGCCTCCAGATGGAGGCCGCCGCCGACACAGACTTCGTGCGGCTTCCTCAGCGGTGCGAAGACTCGGTGTTCGACATCCAGGACGTACCCGGACCCGAAGCCGATGCGATCATGGTCACCGAGCTCTATGAGCGGCAGGAGGTCGGCGGCCGGATGTGCCTCGTCCTGGCGGCGAGCAGCCAGGTTCCGGACCAGCGGCCTGGATGAGGATGGCGGCATGAACGTCCTGCGCTGGTGCACCCATTTTCAGATCAAGGGCATTGACGGATCATGGTCCAAGCCAATCAGCGTCTACAATCTCTCGCTGCCGACACTGGTCGGCAAATCCACCATGCTTCGCTGGATACGATCACCCCGCGGTGCCAGGGGCTATCGCCGTCATGTTCGCCGGCAGAAGCCGGCGCAGCGCTGGAACATGCCATGACCCGCAAACAAGTCGCCGACATTCTCCGCCAGATGGAGCGGGTGCGCGAGCTTGCCCATGAGGTGGAGAGCAAGAAGAGGGCACGTCAGTTCCTCACCGAATATCGGCGCATGTGGAAGGCCATCAGCCCCTACGTGACCGGAAAGAAGCCCTACAGCGAGCCGAAGGCGAAGGCGGCATGAGCCGAGAGTTCGATAACCGAGCCGTGGAGTATTACGAGCTTCGGCGCGTCACCATCCCGCCGTTGCAGCCGGGCGAGTCGCGGCTCACCACCGCGGCGGTCATCACGTGCAGTCTTTGCGGCCGCACCATCGACGGCATGGGCGGACCTGGCTGTGGTCCGATCTGCATTCCCTGTGGCGATCTCGTCAAGCGCGGGCAAGCGCGTGGCGCAGTCGTCTGGACTGGCGAACACCTCCCTGCCACGGAAAAGAGCAAATGACGATCTCGCCCGAGGTGCACATTCTCACTAGTCGCGAACTCGAGGAACTGTCTACCCGGTGGTTCACGCGCGGCGTCGCGACCGGCAAGTCCGAGGCGATGGCCACCGACGACGACTCAATCGTCAGCTATGAACATCACGGCCACAACGTCGCTGTCCGGTCCGATCTGAAGGGAAAGCACCGGGAGCATTGCCTCTGCTATCGCTGCTCAAAGTTCGTCGTGACGGTTACGAGCGCGCTCGGCGCATGCCCGTACTGTGGCTCGCCCGGCCAATGGCGCGAGAAGCGTCCGAATGGGAATGACGGATGCGCCAACGGGCACGTCTACGCCAGCGCTGAGGCCGTCCAGAATTGCCCGATCGCCGTCGAACTGCATTCGTTCTGCGTCAAGCACGGCATGACCACGCCTGTTTACGAGTGCCCTGCGTTCATCGAGAAACCCTGACCATCCCTACCACGGAGACCACCATGATGCGCAAATTCTACGTTCTCAACGAAGCCGGACTCCCGTCGTTCGCCGATGACAACGCCGACGAGGCGGAATCCTTCAAGTCGCTCGAACAGGCCCAGCAACGCGCCGTCGAATTGGCGAATGAATGCCCGGGGGAATGCTACGAGCTCGTCGGCACCGTCGGCTTCATGCGGTGCCCCGTCGGCGAAGCCGATTACACGGTGGTGGGGGCATGACCATGAAGACAGCACAGCAGGTCGGCCGCGTCGTCGCCGCTCTTCTCGACACGGGCGCCCGCACCGCCACCATGTACGTGGATTCGAATATGACGATCCGCGCCACCCGCAAGGGCAAGGGCGACCGCCGCGAGCGGCGTACCGATATCGCCCTCACCATCGGCAAGCCGAACTTCCTCGCTCGGAAGGCCATCAAAGACCTTCGGTCCGCTGGCGTGGAGTTTCCGGTGCGCAAGATCGAGCTCAAATGGCCGCCCAAGCGCCGAAAGGCGAAGAGGTGAGCTATGCGCGAGCCCACCGATGCGGAGATCGAGCGGGGCGCCGAGAAGCTCCGTGAGATCGAGATGGTTGGCCGCATCACGCGCGACTGGTCGATGCTCCCGAAGTGCGACAAGCGAAAATGGCGGATCAAGGCCGAGGCGGTGCTGCGATATGCACTGGCACTCTCGTCATGAAAGCACGCACCAAGACAGTCGACGACTTGGTGCGCCGAACCTATGCGAGCCTCGCTCACGAAGCGGCGAGGCGCGCCATGGCATCCGTCCAGACATTCAGCTCAACGGATCGGTCCGCTGACTTTTGGATGGAACGGGTGGAGCGCTGGCTCAACAAAGCAGGCGCTCACGCGGCGGCCGCGAAATTCAGAGTCCCTTGATCTGGCAGTCCTGATCCAGTGCCATCGCGCCAGTGAAACGGTGCGGTGGCACTGCAACAAATCGACAACGAGCGTCATCAAGACGCCGTCCAACAAGAAGAAACGGCAATGCTACCTCCGAATCTCCGACGCGTGCTCGCCGAGGACGAGTACCTGGAGTCACTCTCCCAAGAAACTCGCCTGATGGACTTTGTCGAAGGCGGCTGGCGCTATGTCGAGCCGGCGGCCTTCCAGTCGAACTGGCACGTCGAGGCGGTCTGCGACCATCTCCAGGCGATCGCCGACGGAGAGTTGACGCGCTGCATCTTCAATCTTCCTCCCCGCCATATGAAGTCGCTGGGCTCGAACGTCTTCTTCCCAGCCTGGATATGGTTGCAGCCGGTAGCGAAAGGAGAAGCGCTCCAACCCGACAAACTGAGAGGCCCCGGCGTCAAGTTCATGTACTTGACGTATGATCAGCAGCTCTCCACGCGCGATAGCATCAAGTGCCGCCAGCTCATCGAATCCCTGTGGTATCAAGAGCGGTGGGGATACCGCTTCGATCTACGGCACGACCAGAACACCAAGACCCGCTTCGACAATATGCAGGGCGGGCACCGCATCGCGACGTCGTCGAACGGTATGGCGACCGGCGAGGGCGCCGACATTATCGTCTGGGACGATCCGCACAACATCAAGCACATTGAGTCGGACACGATCCGGCTGGAGCAATTGCGGACCTGGGACGAAGTTCTGCCGACCCGTCTCAACAATCCCAAGACCGGCGTCTTCCTCGTCATCATGCAGCGCTCGCACGAGCGCGACCTGACCGGCCACATTCTCGCGAAGGAGACAGGCTGGACGCACCTGTGCCTGCCGGCGCGGTATGAGCCGGATCATCCCTACGTTTACGCCAAGGGCATTCCGCACTCTACCAGCTCCCTGCCAGGGAGCCGGTACACTTGGAAGAAGGGGGAGCCGTGGCACGATCCGCGCACGCCCGGCGAACCTCTCTGGCATGGGCGATTCCCGAAAGAGGTGCTGGACGAATGGTCCATGCGCTTGGGTTCTCACGCCGATGCCGGCCAGCTTCAACAGCGGCCGACCGCGCGTAAGGGCGGATTGTTCGAGCGCGAGTGGTTCGAGATCGTCAACGCGGTGCCGGCCGGCTGCATGAGCCAGCGCGTCCGCGCCTGGGACTTGGCGTCATCGACCGAAGTCAAGGAGGACCCCGACTATACCGCCGGCGTTCTCATGTCGCGCGATCCCACGACCGGCATCTTCTACGTCGAGGATGTGCGCCGCGATCGGTGGTCGCCGAAGGTGATCCGCACCACGCTGCGCAATGTCGCAACTCAGGACGGCTACGGCTGCCGCATCCGCGTGCCATGTGATCCTGGTCAGGCGGGCAAGTTCCAGGCCTCCGACATCATCTCGTGGCTCGCCGGCTTCGTGGTGCATGCCGAGGCCGAGAGCGACAGCAAGGGCGTACGCGCCGATCCGCTCTCGGCCCAGGCCGAAGCCGGCAACGTCAAGCTCGTGAGAGGAGCGTGGAACGACCTGTTCCTCGACGAGCTATGTGCCTTTCCCACTGCATCACACGACGATCAGGTCGACGCGGCATCCGCCGCCTTCCGCGCCTTGGTGATGATGCCCAACCTGCCGCTGCAATCGTCCTATGGCGAGAGCGACGACGAATAACGACAACGAACAACCAAGAGGTGAGCCATGATCCGCCCGAGCAATGTCGATCTCAACCGTCTCGCGATGCAGCCGACCACTCTGACGCCGGCCGGACGCTCCGCTGCCATCATTGCAGCGGGCGGCGATCCATCGGTGCCGAGCCTCGCCTACGTGACGGCTTTGCCAGAGTGGAAACTGATCCGCGACATTCTCGGCGGTGCGCGCGTGATCCGCAGCAGGAAGACGCTGTATCTCCCCAAGTACACCAACGAGCCGCAACCCGATTACGACATGCGTGTCCGTTACGCGCCGTTCGTCAACCACTTCCGGGACAACCTCAACACCATCGTCTCGAAGCCGTTCTCCAAGGAAGTGGTGTTGCAGGGTAATGTCTCTCCGGATCTCCGGGAGATTGCCGAGGACATCGATGGCCACGGGACCGGGCAGCACAAGTTCGCACGCGACATCTTCAAGGAAGGCGTCGCCTTCGGCGTTGTCGGCCTCTACGTCGATTTTCCCAACATGAAGGGCGCCGAGACGCTCGCAGACGAACGGCGCCTGGGCCCGCGGCCGTACTGGTGCATGTACAAGACCGAGGACATCTTGGCGCTGTTCACCGAGATGCGCAGTGGTCGAAAGTATGTGACGCACGTTCGCTTGGCGGAGAACATCATTCGCCGCGTCGGCTTCTCGGAGCAGTTGGTGCGTCGCGTGCGCATTCTCGATGATGATGGGCAGAACCGCACCTGGGCACTCTACGAAGAGACCGGGGCCGGGTGGGTCGCAGTCGGGCAGGGCGAATTGACCTTGCCGGAAATCCCGTTCCGGCTGTTCAAGCCAGGCGACAGGGAGTGGATCACGAACGCGACCGTGTCGCCGCTCGTCGATCTCGCCCACCTCCAGATCGAACACTACCAGCAATCATCGAATCTGAAACACGTCCTCAACCTGACCGGGTTCCCGATGCTGGCCGGCAATGGCGTCTCGCCGCCGATGGACAAGGAGGGAAAGCCGATTCGGCTGCGCATCGGCCCGAACGTGGTTTGCTTTGCTCCGCCGCAGATGGGCACCTCCGGATATCCGGAGTGGAAGTTCATCGAGCCGACCGGCAATTCGATGGAGCGGCTCCAGGTCCAGATCGAGCACATCGAAGACCAGATGTCGAAGCTCGGCATGGCACCTCTCGTGCGCAACAGCGGCGGCGTGACGGCGACCGCGTACGCTGTGAATGCCGCCAAGGCGCATGCGGCCGCGGAGGCCTGGGCCTCCGATCTCAAGGACGTGCTCGAGGAATGCTGGGAGTTCACCGCGCTCTGGATGGGCAAGCCGGCCGGTTCTGGCGCCGAGGTCTACATCCACACCGACTTCGGTATCGACCTGCGCGAATCCAAGGAGAACGCGGAGCTGCTCGATGCCGAGAAGGAGGAGGTGATCTCGACCGAGACCCTCTGGGACGAATGGCAGCGCCGCGGCTTCCTCGGCCCGCAATTCAATCCGGATGTGGAGAAGAAGCGACTCGAAGCGCAGAGGGCGGCCGACATCAAACGCCAGCAGCAGATGATGAAGCTCGGTCTCATGGCGAATCCGAATGCAGCGCCGGGCGGCGCCGGCAAACAGAATGGTCCGGCCGCAGGGAAGAAGAAGGGCAAAAGCTCTGGTAGCGGTGAAGCCGTAATGTACGCGCAAGACGAAGGTCAGGAGATGACGGACACCGAAGCGGCCGCCTGAAAAAAAGGTGTTGCGCCGTGGACGGACTAGACGTACTTCTTTGGCATGGTCGGGCGATTCCGTGAAGGCGGGGTCGCCCGTATGCGTTTCGAGCGCGACAATCGATAAGAAACAGGCGCTTCAAGAAGAAGAAGGCAGTGGCGCAATGCGCTAACACCCAACGGACTCGCACGACGCGAGGATGGTGCTGAACCTCACTCTTGAGGCTCGTCGGACCCGGGGGCAGTGCCCGGCGCCTCCACCACGGACACAGTAACCAGCTCGCTTGCGCGCCGGTGTATTCACGCGGCTTGCGGATGCTCCTGCTGTGTCTCTGATGGGGGCGACACAGGATCGACGCCGAGAGGACGAAGCGAGCTGTACCCGGCCTGCCGCCGTCATCGGCAAGACCAACCAAATGCCAACGACAACGTCGGCATGATTGAAATGCGCCTCGCGGCGTAAGCAATCGGGGGTCACCCGCGCCCTGGCAACAGAAGCGGGCCTTCTTTCAGGAGACCGGACCATGCGCGTGTCGATTGATTTCGACCCGGCCATCGATTCGTTTGCGACGATCTCGGCGGTCGTGTCCGCCGCGTATCCGCAATTCGCCCTCGTGCCGGGTGTCGCCGGAGAGTTGAAGGCCTTCGAGCCTCAGACCTCCGCCGAGTCCGTCGCCGATGCGCCCCAGGCGGATCAGCCGGCCGAAGCCTTGCCGACCGACACCTCTCTGAGGCGACGTCGCTGACCAGTTTGCGGAGATAGGTTCATAGCAGACCGCCCGGCTCCAACCGGGAAGTGCCGCCTCACAACGGCTCTCCGCTCCATTTTCCTCAGAACCGGCGCGAGCCCCCATCCCGGGGCAGACCGCAGCGATCCTCGACGTGAACGGCCTCGAGCTCCTTCGAGCCGGTGCGGACGGGAACCTGCCCGACGCCGGCGGGCACCTTTGACGCGGGATAGCGCAGTCCGGTAGCGCGGCTGGTTCATACCCAGCAGGTCGTCGGTTCAAATCCGACTCCCGCAACCAATTTTCCGCCATGGCGGCCCGGCGGCAATCAAGCGGCTGCAAGGAGCATCATTTATGGCCAAGTATCCCGTGAAGGGCACGGACGAAGTCCGCGAAGCGACCGAGAACGATGTGATCCTCAGCGACGAGATCATCGGCACCGATCCGGACCCGAATGTTCGCGCAACGCTGCTTCATGAAGCCCAGGCCGGCGGCGCCGGAGCGGGCGGCGGCGGCGGCGACTGATCCTTCTCTGACAAGAATACCCAGCGCGAGCGGGGCGTCGTCGTGGTCATCCATGGCGGCGTCCCCAAGTCTTTTGAGAGGTCGAATGGTCACCCTGGTCGTGATGGTCTTTTTCGGAACGTCCGATCCGGTGATTTCGGCGCGTTCGCTTGACAGCCTCGATGCCTGCTGGCGCGAGGCGCGCGCAGAGATCCAAAAGACCCGGCCTGGCGCGACGTCAGTCGGCGCCGGCTGCAAGGTCAATCTTCCGCGGTGATCTATGCTCGTCGTCTTTCCCAAGAAGTTCGGCTTTCTCGCCATCGGGCGTGATCTCCTGGGCGGGTACGACGCAGCGATCGAGATGGGCTGGTCGCCGCGCGACAACCCACCGGAATGCGAAATCGCTTTCCGATTCAATCTGTATCTGCGCTGGAACTGGCTCCCGATCCGCCGCTGGGAATGGACGCCTGAGCACGGCGATCGTCTCATCGGCCTCGGCCGGTGGCCTGCCAGCTTCACGTTCATCCGCTGCGAGTGACAAACGATGATCGTGCCATCGAAGAAACTTGTGATCGTTCGCACCGGCGACGGCAAGTTCTATCCCACGGTTGATGGCGCCCCGATCGAGGGGTGCGTGTCGACCTTTATGCGATCCGATCCGGAGAGCAATTTCGTCTCGCTCATCTTCGAACCGAAGGCGGTCCAGCTCGCCACCGAGCCCGATCCGACCGAAACGAGACACTGAGTTCGTGGGCCCGCCCAAGGGCCTGCGTCGCGGCGACCCATTCTCCGTGGTTCTGTCGCCGCTGCGACGGGGAGCGTTCATAACGCGGTGCGTGCCGCGCTCGGAGAAACGGTCGCGTCGACTGGACCCGCACACCGAGCCCCCGTCGCCCCCATTCTGGAGAGGGACATGTCCGCCATGCGAATGACCGGAATTGCCGCCGCAATCGCCGCGGTCCTCTTCTTTTCGACGCCGGCGGCGGCGGACTGCGTGACGCTCGAAAGCGCGCGCGAATACCATGCTCTTCTGCCCGCCGACATCATCCAGGTCGAATGGCGGGGCGACCAAGCGCGTCGCTTCCTGACCTTCCTCTTTAAGGACCCGAACGAGGTCCTCGATCTGGTGTTCCTGTTCCAATTCAACGACGGAACGGCGCAGTTTACCGTCGGTTCGCAGATCGCCGGAAAGGTGTGTTCGAGCCCTTCCTTTCGCCTCGATCCCGATCAGGTCGAGAGCGCGTTGCAGGCCGTCTACGGCCAACCCTCTTGAGGAAACGTCAATGACCGCCGCCGCCACGTCGCTCGCAAGCAAGAACGTCAATTTCGCGACGGATTATGATCCCGCCACGCGCAAGCACACCCTTGTCGTCACTGTGGGCGGGGCGACGTTGACGGTCGATGGCGCGGCCGCGATCTCCGTCATCGGTTCGCCCACGGATGCCGCCTGGAATGGCACGGACCCGGGCGCCACGCTCATCTCGGTCGCCAAGAAGATCGCGATCGAAGCGGTCAATACCAACACGCTGCTCGCCGCCATCAAGGCGAACACCACCAAGACCTGAACGAGCTTCGAGCCGTAGTCGACCGGCTCGGGGCCGACGTTCGCGGCGTCGGCCTTCCCCTTTCCAGCCGTCCAAGACGGATCATGCACTGGGCGATGCCCGGGGGCATGGCTGCCTGCCTGTGCAGCGAACAGGTCACTGGAGCCGATGGCTCCCGGTCTGCCGGGCCGATCCCGGTCACCGAGGCGATGCCTCAAATTCCCAGGATGCACCATGTCGCTCAAGGCCCTGCTCGATTCGCTCGAAGGTCTCACCGATGAAGTGAAGCCGCTCTACAAGCCGATCGGAGAAGGGGAGTTCAAGGGCAAGTTCGTTCTCGATGTCGAAGCCGCCAACGGCTTCACGCTCGAGAACGTCGAGGGCCTCAAGAACGCCTTTACCGCGACCAAGACCGAACTGGAGTCGGCGCGAGCCGCCGTCGAAGGCTTCAAGGGTCTCAACGCCAACGCCGTGCGCAATCAGCTCAAGGAGCTGGATCGCCTGAAGAAGATCGATCCGGAAACGGAAGCCGGTCGCCTCGCTCAGGAGCAGATCAACTCCAAGGTCGAAGAGCTGACCAGTAAGCACGAGCGCGAGACGAAGAAACTCTCCGATCGTAACGATTTCCTGGCGAAGGAAGTCGACCGCCTGCTCCTCGAAGCCGAGGCGAGGGCATCGATCCTGAAGCACAAGGGCGTGCCCGAGCTGTTGCTCGAAAAGGTTCTCAAGTACGGCCGCGTCAAGGAAGTGAACGGTCACTTCGAGACGCAGATCGTCAACGCCAGCGGTGACCAGGACTTCTCGATCCGGGACGGCAAGGCCGTTCCCTCCACCTTCGAGGATGTCGTGGCGAAGCTGAAGGCGGATGCGGTCTATGGCCGGGCCTTCGAGGCCTCCGGGCGCACGGGCTCCGGCGCGGACAACGTCAACAATGGCGGCGGCCTCGCTGGAAAGAATCCCTTCGCGAAGGCGACGTTCAATCTGACGAGACAGATGGAGCTCCTGGCCAACGATCCGTCGCTCGCCGCAGCCCTGAAGGCCGCGGCCCAGACCGAGTAATCGGCCGCAACACTCACGTTCGCACCGCGCCGGAGAGCGCGGAATCAAGAAAGGACCAGCCTAATGGCCGACGATCCCACCACCTTGTCCGATATGGTGCTCATTCCGGACGTGTTCCGGCAGTACATCATCGAGGCGTCCGTCAAGCTCGACGCATTCCTGTCCAGCGGCATCGCCGTCGACCTTTCCGAGGTCATCGAGGACTTCGGCACCACGGTCGAAATGCCGTTCTTCACCGCTCTGAGCGGTGACGATGACGTCTCCGACGACACCCAGGACATCGTCATCCACAACATCGACTCGTCCAAGGACATCGCCGCGAAGCTCCAGCGCGACAAGGCATTCGGCGCCACCGATCTGTCGGCCGAGCTCTCGGGTGCCGATCCGATGCTCGCCATTGCCGCCACGATCGGCAAATGGTGGAGCGAGCGTCGGCAGGCCGCCCTGCTGGCTTCAGTCGGCGGCGCCATGGCCTGTGCCAATATGGCCGGCAACGTCTTCGACATCTCCGCGCTGACGGATGGTGCCCAGTATTTCGACGGCGAGTCGTTCATCGACGCGACGCACATGCTCGGCGACCACGCCAACGCCCTGAAGGGTGTCGCGGTCCACTCCGACACCGAAAAGGTGATGAAGAAGCAGGACCTGATCGACTACATCAAGCCGTCCACCGGTGGCGAGCCGATCCCGTTCTACCAGGGCAAGCGCGTCGTCGTGACCGACGATATGCCGGTCACGAATGGCACCTACACCTCCTACATCTTCGGCCCCGGCGCCGTCGGCTTCGCCCAGCGCCCGCGCCGCAAGCCGGTGGAGCGCGGCCGCGACCCGCTGAAGAATGGCGGCCGCGATTACCTTGTGACGCGCGAGCAGTGGGTGTTCCACCCGCGCGGCATCAAGTGGATCGGCACGCCGGTGAAGGCCACGCCGTCGAACAGCGAGCTGGCCGTCGCGGCGAGCTGGACCCGGGTCTGGCAGCCGAAGAACATCCGCATCGTCAAGTTCGTCCACAAGCTGACGGCGTGACGCGCGGTCACCATATCGGGGCGGGGATCACTCCTCGCCCCGTCTCCTTCATGCTGTAGGTAGGCCATGTCCGAAACCCCGTTCGTGAACCCAAAAGGCTGGCGCGCGCGCGCCGAGCGCGCCGCGGCGCGCAACGTCTACGAGACGTCCATGCAGCCGCTCCGCAATCAGCGTGACCTGGCTGTCCGGAGGGCGCGCGTTGCGGCGGTGCTGGCCGACAAAGATGCGAGCGAGGATGCGCGCAGGAAAGCCGCCGACGAACTCGCATTCATCGAACTCGAGCTGGCCGAGGCGGCCGCGCCGCCCGATCCGCACGAAGCGCAAGAGCCGCCGCGGGCGGCCAAGGCGGCCAAGGCGGTCAAGTCCGACCCGGGCCCAACCAAAGCCGCCGGTGCGTCGGGCAAACAGTGAACGTCGTCACGTCCTGAGAGGACACCTCCATGGCCATGCAATCGAATCTCGTGAGCTTTGCTCGCACCCATTTCTCCAAATCGCTCGCGACCCTTTACGATTTCATCGAGAAGGCGCCGAACCTGTTCAATATTGCGCGCAAGGTCACCCTCGACCACGCCGGCCCGAATACGCTGCCCACGGACGCCTATCAGGTGCTCTTGGCCACGTCGCAGGGCGGCGCCGGAGATCCGGTCGCACTGCCCGACCCGGCGACAATCGGCGTCATCGGCCAGCGGCATCTGATCAAGCTCGGAACCGTTTCCAAGACAGGTGATACCGCCGTCGTGAGCAAGGCCAACCTGAGCTACGGCAGCGCCAACATCGCCGCTGTATCGCTGACCGCCGCCGGCAAATGGCTGCTGGTCGAGCACCGCGGCACGACCTGGGAAGTGATCGCCGCCGCGGCCGGAGTCGTGACGACCGCGTGATGCGCGGCCCGGTCATGATTGCCACACGACATGTGCGCCCACGAGCCGGGTGCGTCGTCCCAGTCACTCGCCTTCGCCGCCTTCGCCGTGGAGACGAGGATGACGACGACAAGATCGACGACGATCCCTTCATGACCGTCGGCGGCGGATCAGAGAAGGAAGAGGGAGGCAAATGACATGGCGTTGCCGGACTCCTATGCCTCCATCGACGACGTCAAGGCACGTTACGAGGCCGACGTCATCAACCGGATTTGTTGGGACGAAGGCACCCAGAGCGCCGATCTCAACAAGTTGGCGCGCGCGCTAATCGATTCAGGGTCCGAGATCGACTCGTACTTGTCGGCCCGGTATGCGGTGCCGATTTCGCCGGCGCCGGCCATTCTGCGCAACATGAACGTCGACCTGGGGCTCTACGCGACCGCACTGACCAGCGACAAGATGTTCGAGGAACTGGCGCGCCGCGCCGAAAACTGGCGCAAGCACCTGGTGCTGATCGCCAAAGGTCAGGCCGGGCTGGGCGTTCGCGAGGACGCGAGCGACAACGACACCGAGCCCGCCGAAGGCTCGAGTTCATCCTGCGGGTACCTCGTCAGCGCGGATCGCGTGTGAACCATGGGTCTCATCAACGTTCGCGTGGTGGGGATGTCACGCGTCGAGCGTATGCTGATCGCGCTCAACGCCTTGCAGACGATGGCGCGCTATACCCTGCTGCGCCAGCTCGGCAACCTCATCCAGAAGCAGCACACGCGCCGCATCCTGTCGGAGAAGACAGCGCCGTCGGGAGCTACTTGGGCGCCGCTCAAGCCGTCGACGGTGCAGCGGAAGGGCAATGCCAACATCCTCGTCGAGTCCGGTAAGATGGCCAGGGCTTGGCAGATGATCATTGGCGGCGATTACGTGCGCATGTGGAATACCGCGCGATCGAGCCGGGGCGGCAAGCTCTACCTCTTCTTCCACCAGTACGGTACCAGCAAGATGGTCGCGCGGCCACCGATGGGCTTTTCCGCGGCTAACGAGCAGGAAATCCACACGGTGGTGAACGCCTGGGTCGCTCGCAGAATCGGGGTGGTGGTCACATGAGCATCATCCAGTACCGCACCAACATCATCAACAAACTCAAGGCCTCATTCCCGCAACTGCGGGACGTGCTGCCCCATCCCGGCAAGTTCACGCTGGAAGACTTCGAGCGGCTCTGCCTGCGCGCGCCGGCGGCCTATGTCGCCATCATCGGCGCACCCGGCAAGGAGAAGCTCGGGACCGGCCAAGTGCTCTTCGACGTCAACGTCGGCGTGTTCATCGCGACCAAGGGGCGGATGCAGGAGAATGCCGACGTCAGCGGCTGGAACGTCGCCGAGACCATCGCAGCGCTGGCGATGTGGAACTACTTCAACAGTCCCGTCTTTCCCGCCCAGAACGTCGAGATCGATAACCTGTGGACGTCCGAGCTGGACAAGAACCAGGTTTGCATCATGGGCGTGGCTTGGGACACGCAGGTCATGATCGGGGCGGACCTCTCGGCGCAAGAACAAGCCGTCAAGGCCGGTGATGGCTTCGTTTTCACAGATCCGAACGACGTCAAGGTCAACGGAACCGTCTTCGGAACGCCCGACGTTTGAGCAGGTCCATGTTCAACGATGATTACTTGTTCCTCGTCAACAAAGTCGAGGAGATAGAGCGGCGCTTTCGCCGCATGATCTTCTACGGCGTCGTGACCGATGTCGATCACAGCCGAGGCCTTGTCCGCGTTGACGACGGCATGGGCACGGAAGAGGGCGCCCTCAACAAGACCGACTGGCTCCCGTGGGCTGAACATGCAGGCAAGATCAAGACGCGCACGATGCCGTCGGTCGGCCAGCAAGTGACGGTGTTGTGTCCGAGTGGCGTGCCCGAGCAGGGCATTGTGACGATCGGGTGGTTCAACGAGAACAACAAGATGCCGAAGGCCGAATCCGGCGAGTACGTTTTCATCAATGGCACGCACTACAAGCGGGTCGTAGAGAACGGCCCCGGAACGAGCGCAGGCGGCGACGACGGCTCCGATTCCACCTGCGGCGGTCAAGCGTGCCCGGCTAAATCTGAAGCGAAGAGCAGCGTTGGGACGGGCATCGAAAGGACGCGGTTCGGAAAGCTCCCGGATGACGAGGGGAGCTGGGGAGACGGTCAGAATCAGGTGAAACCGCAGGGCGATGACAAAGCTGTCACCGAGCGCGGGGTCAACCAGACGAAGCTTATCCACTACGTGACGGATGGAACAACGAAATCGGTCATTGTCCAGACTGCGGCCGACGTCACGTCGACGGTCAATGACGGGTCGGTCCGCAAACAGACCGCTTCCGACGTCACCGACAAGGTCGGCGGTAGTGTCGCGACCATCGATTCCGGAAAGATTCGCGCCACCGCTTCCCGTGTCGAGACCGAAGGCGCGACCTATCTGGTCAATCCGGACGCGACGAAGAAGGTCGTGCTTGAAGGCTTGAAGGACGCCCTGAAGCTCTACGCGGAGCCGCTCGAGAAGAGCGACGAGAAGGTCGTCGAAATGGACACCGCTATCGAACACGCGCAGGCCACGGCAGATGCCGCGGCCGCCGCCGCGGGCGGCGACGGTGGTTCGGCGTAACAACAAGAAGAAACGAGGGCCATCATGGCGAAGAGCAAAGTCGAGTACACCAAGGTCGGTGACGGTTTCGTCTACAACACATGGTACGGCGACGGCGCCACGGTGAAGCTCCGGCCGGGCCAGGAGAAGTATCTCGCGCTCTCCGGCGTCATCAAGAAGAAGGCCGCCGATACGTCCACGCCCGTCGAGACGTCTGTCGTCGCCGATGTCGCGAGCGACACGAAGGTCGACCCCAAGGATTGAGGTTGAGCGATGGCCAGCGCCGCCACAGTGAGTGGCGAGCGCGTGGGGATCGACCGGAATACGGGAAAGACCCTGACCGGCTGGGCGCATTGCGCACAATGCCTTCTGGTGTTGTTTTCCACGCTCCTCAACACCCGTCTCATGCTGCTCGACTATGGCAGCGACATTCCGGGCATGATCGACCGCCCCGGAACCAATGCGACTTTCGCGCTCCTCTACAACGCCATGACGCAGGCGATCCTGAAATGGGAGCCCGGCTTTCGGGCGACCTATTTCGCGGTCGTTGAGGCGACCGGGGACGGCGCGTTCACGATCGAGATAGCGGGCCTGTTCTACCCCCGCGGGCATCTCGGCGACTATTCGATTTCCGAAAACGCAACGATGCGCTTCGTGATGGCGCTGACGTCAAGCGGTGCGATCTTCACCGGGACGGCAATTTAGGGAGGCGAGGGGATGGCTGACGCTCTCGATCTCACCACCTACAAGTTGCCATACCCGGTCATCGTCCGTGAGCTGTCCTACGACGATCTCTTGGCCGCGCGAAAGAAGCAATTCGCGACGCTCTGGGCAGCCCTACAGGCGTCCAACCCGAACCTGCCGGACATCAGTGCTCTCAATCTGGAGGGCGATCCAGGCGCGGTTCTGTTGGAGGATGCGGCCTTCGGTGATCTCCTCTACGTTAGTGACCTCAACGACACTGCTCGTGTCGTGCGGCTGGTCGACTTCGCCAAAGGGTCAGACCTTGATCTGCACGCTGCCGAGTTTGCCGATCCGGATTTCAAACGCTTTGAGGGCGAAGTTGACGCGGATCTGCGTGCGCGCATCAAAGCGCGTCGGCGGGGCTCGAGCGCCGCCGGCCCAGACGACTGGTTCGCCTATCACGCGCTTTCCGCTGATCCGGACGTCGCCGAAGTGGCCGTCTCGGAGCCCGGCGGGGCCGTCGTCCAAGTGGCCGTGCGGAGCAAGAGCGGCACAGGCGTCCCATCCGACGCCGTGCTGGCAAAAGTCACCAGCGTCCTGACGAGCCGCGCCATGCGGCCGCGCTGCCGGCAAGTGAACGTCGTCCCCTGTGCCCTGCGGACGGTGCCGTTGAGCGCCGCCATCTGGCTCTATCCGGACACGCCGATCGAGGTATTTACCGGCCTCCGCGACAGCGTCCCGGGGGAGTTGCTCGCAGCTCGCAAGCTCGGACGCGATGTAACCCGGACATCGCTCTTCGGCTATCTTGGGCCGCAGGGCGTGCATTCGGTCGATCTGATCTCGCCGGCGAGTGACCTGGTCGTAGACGCGAACGAGCTCGTCTATTTCGATCCGGTTTCGATTACGCTCGCCGGGAGGAAATGGTGACCTCCTCGGTTTCGTCTCAGCTCCCGCAGAGTGCGTCGAGCTACGAGTGCACGATGGCGGATGTGCTCGATGCCCATAAGCGCATCCAGGACGGACTCGCACTCGTCCCAGGCATCGGGATCTCCCGCATCCCGGATGACTGGGTGCCTTGGCTCATCCTGCACTACGGTCTGGAGGCGATCTATCCCATCGTCGGCGATGGCCGGAAGACGCTGACAGAGGGCCGTCGCTGGCAACGCGTCCGCGGCACGAACACGGCGACCGAACAGTACGTGCTGCATTGGCTCGGTCTCACCGGTCTCGCGATCCCCGACCGCTCCGGCGGCGCCGGCGCCGTCGAAGAGGAACGCTTCGACGACCTTCACTCCGATTGGTACCAAATCGGCCTTGCCGCGCCAGTGGCGATTGGTTCCACGCTAGAGCTATTGATCCGCGGCGACCATCTGTCGAAGGACGCCGGCTCGCGGCTCGGCCGCATCTATGCCGGCTACGATGCCCGGCCGATGCGTCTCGACCAAACGCGCCTCGATGACGCGATCCTCGACGACTGGTCGGGCGTCTTCATCGCACCGTTCGCGCCGAAACTGTCGTTCGGTTCGTATCAATCCGTTGCTGTCGACTTCG